CTTTCTTCAGTTCTTCATCGCTGAAAAGCTCGGTATGACGCTTACCGAGCTTCGCAGCCGCATGAGCACTGAGGAGTTGTATGGCTGGAGCGCATATTGCAGCCTTAAGTCAGACCTAGAGCAAAAAGAGATGGACCGTGCTCGTGAAGCGGCCCAGTATCGCCGCGTGCGCTAACGTGGAGACAATGTTCTAGGTATGGTCGTGGCCGGAGCCGAGTACGAAGTAAATATATCCCTAAACACTAAAACTATTGAAGGGCAACTCAATACCTTAGAAAAGCGCATCAATAAGATGCGTCGTAGCATTAACGGACCTCTCAGTGCTCTACAACGTCAAGCAGCTTTAGAAGACCGAATAAAAGCAAGCCGTGTTATATCTTTTCGTCTTGGACAACAGTTAAATCAGTTAGAAGAAAAGGGGGTAAACGTTGCTAAAGCTCGTAAGCAAATTACTGCAGCAACGACTAATTTAGATAAAAAACAAATAGAAACAGCCAGAGCTAGAAACAAAATAGTAGGTGAGTTTATTAAGTTAGAAACTAAAAATTTAGATCTTAAACAGAAAGCTAAAAAAGTAGCAGACGAAACAACAAAAGAAGAAGTAATTAATAAAAGAATGCAGGCGGAAAGCATAGACGCCATGCAGCGTGCCAGAGATGCACAATCCCGCTTTAGAGCCCAGATAAATCAACTGGAGGCAAAAGGTGTAAATGTAAGAAAGCAGCGCAACCAGCTAGCAAAATTAAGTACTGCTCAAGCAAAAGGTGAATTCGGAACTTTCAAGCAAATTTCTGCAATTCTTAAAAACAGTATCCGCAACGAGCAATCAAAACTATCTATACAAAAACAACAAACTAGTGAACTAGAAAAACAAGCAAGAATTAATAACAAATTTTTATCTGGGGCCCCAATGAGGTTTCCTAGCGGAGGCACTGTAAAAAGTACGGGTGCTGTTGGACCTTTCTTACCCCCGACGTTTGGACCAGGTTTTGGCCCGTCTTCGTTTTTAACAGAAAAACCCTTTAAACACCAAGGACGTCAGCTAGCTGATGACATTGACGCTCGTTTAAAAGCACAAGAAAAAAGCGCAAGACTTGCTAACCGAATAAATGAACTAGAAGTTAAAGGAGTAAACGTCGCTAAGCACAGAAAACAGTTAGGTAGAATTCGTACAGCACAAGCTGACGGGCTATTTGGCCTTGCTGAAAGAGAAGTTCGTGTACTTAGAAAAAGCCTTGAGCTAGAGCAGTCAAAACTTCGCATTCTCAAAGATCAATCTAAATTCTTAACGGGCGGACCAATGCGGTTCCCCAGTGGTCGTCGGGTAAAAAGCCCGTTTGACGTTGGACCGGCTCGTGCATTAACTGAAGCAGCTCCATCCTCTTTTATCGGAGAAAAGCAGCTTCAGGACATTGAAATTTTTGAAAGAAAGCAGCAACGGGCGGCTTTGAACGCTCACTTCCGTCAATTAGGTTTTATTCAAAAAGAAACAAAAGCAAAAATAGCAGCTAATGACAGAGCACTTAAAAAAGAACAAAAAGCTATAGAAGACTTTGATAAAAAGTTTAATCAAACTATTGAGCGTCGTGAAAAAGCAGGAATGCGGCTTATGAATTTAGCTGGCAAGGCTGGGGGTCTTGCGGCTAGAACAGCGCGACTTATTGACGCATCTAACCTGCGTCAGGCAAATGCTTCGGCTCTGCCAAGCTCTGAAATGCTTGCTAAGAGAGCAAAGAAATCTGGGCAAGAACTCGTTCGAATAAAAACAGACGAGGCACGCTTACAAGAAAGAATTGCGCGTGCCTACGAGCGTTCAGCTATTCGTAGCGGCGAGATCCTTGATAACTCCAGGCAGCTTTTATTACCTGAAGGACGCCCAACACGTCCAATAACAAGCGCTGATGCTTTTGGCCCACAACTACCAAGTCGTACTTCTGCGCCTCTGACTGGAATGTTCGGGGGCCGTCGTGCGGGAGACCCTGGAGCTGTGCAGTTTGGCGGCATGGGAGGCCGCGCCGGTGATATTGCTCTTGGTGCTGGCTTCCCGTTGTTGTTCGGTGGCGGTCCAGGGGCTGTTCTTGGCGGTGCTCTTGGTGGAGCAACCGGAGGCGGTCTTGCCGCACAGATTGCTCTAAGTGCAATCGGCCAACAGATAGACACGCTTTTCGCTCGTATTGCTGGCGTTGGTTCAGCGTTTAACGAACTAAGTTTCAATCTCGACACTGTGGCGACATCCACAGGCATCGCAAACACCGAAACGCAAGAGCATCTTGAAGAAATCGAGCAGTACGGTTCATCAGCAGAAGCTGCTCAGCTAGCTACAGAACTTCTTGCATCTAGAGTCGGCGGCCCAGGTAGAGACGCACTTAAAAAATTTGGTGAAGATGCCGTAACTCTGGGTAACAACTTAAACATAATTTTTACGCAAGTTCTGGCAGCTATTTCCAAAATTGCTGGTCCGTTGATTGAAAAACTTTCACAAATGGCTGGTAACACCGCTGCTCGCGGAGCCTTCGATAGAGCAACAGGTCTTACTGGGGTAGAGGCCGCTGTTCAAAAGTTCACGACAACGAAGGGCAGAGTAACTGTTCAAGATGCAAAAAATCTTAGAAGAGACTTAAAAGCCGCTGGTTTTACCGGGGAGCTTCCTTTAGCAACCACAAGATCTGCACAAAAGTTTGCCGAAGATTTTGCACTAGAGGCCGGTAAAAAACTACTTAAAGCTCCTGAAATTAAAATCCAAGAAATTGCTGCAAGCTTACAGACCCCCGAAGAAAAAAGTGCTGCAGAAAAAGCTGCCAACCTCATTGCAGCTAGCCGAAGACGTATTCAAAACCTCGAAGCAGAGGAACAAAAAACAAGAGAGATATCAGCCATTCGTGGTCGTATCGCCGCTGCTGAAGAGGCGGGGGACAAGCAGTTGGTGGAGCGTCTTCGGGGAGAGGAAAAGGCTGCAGAGATTATTCGCAAAAAAGCTCGTTTGCTGTCGCGTATTCCAAAAGACCTCGACGAGCAGCAACGGCTTGCAGAAGAGCTTGCTATTTCAGACACTATCCGTGCTGAGCAGCTGGCTAATCAGGAGGCCACGCAACGCCGCATCGCCAAAGTCATTCGTGATGAGCAGATCGAGGCAATCAAGCAGCAGGAACAGCTGTACAAACAACTGGGCGACACCGTCAAAGACGGTCTTGTGGACAGCATCAAAGCTGCTATTGACGACACCCGCACGCTTGGAGAGGCACTGTCCAGCATGCTGCGGCGTCTGGGGGATCAGTTCCTGCAGCTCGCCGCAAACATGGCGTTCTACGGAAACGCGCAGGGAACACTTCGTAACGCTCAGGGTCAGCGCACCGGCGGCGGCATTTTCGGCAGCCTGATAAGTGCGCTGCTTCCAATACCTGGCGCGAGTGCTGCAACAAGCGGTTTATCACTCGGCACCATGCCCGATGTTGGGAACATTTTTAATGTTCCATCACTAAAAACTTCCGGTATTAGCTTCTTTGCCAATGGAGGTAATCCGCCTGTAGGCCGTCCTTCAATCGTTGGCGAGCGTGGACCTGAGCTATTTGTACCACGGACCGCTGGAACGATTATTCCGAATCATGCAATGGGCAGCGCTAACGTGACGGTAAACGTAGATGCTTCTGGTTCGTCTGTTCAAGGCGACGGTCCATCTGCTCAGCAACTGGGCAAAGCGATTGGCGCTGCTGTCCAGGCTGAGCTAATCAAGCAAAAACGACCCGGAGGACTGCTGACACGCTGATGGCTACTTTACCTTTCCCTTCGATAACGCCAACGTATAACGCGCAAAAAACCAACAAGCCCAATGTGCGGACTGTGCGTTTTGGCGACGGTTATGAACAGCGGCTTACCTTTGGCCTTAACCAAAATCCCAAGGTATGGTCCTTGACTTTTGAGGTGTCAGAAACTGATGCCGACGAGATTGAAACGTTCTTAGATGCACGCGCCAGCGATAACGCATCGTTTGATTGGCAACCACCTGGCGAAAGCTTGGCTTACAAGTGGGTGTGCGAGGAATGGTCGAAGTCGATCCCTTACCTGAACCGGGCTACGATACGGGCAACATTCCGTGAAGTGTTTGAACCGTAATGGCTATCACTACTAGAGCGACAAAGGGTAGCCCGCTTACCCACACCGAGGTTGACACCAACTTCACGGATCTTCGTGACAATAAGGCTGGTTATGTGACCGGCGATGGTGGTGCGGTTACGCAGTCAACGTCAAAGAGCACGGGCGTAACGCTGAGCAAAAAGTGCGGGCAGATTACGTTGCACAATGCTGCTTTGGCAGCTGACACCACAGTGTCGTTCACGCTGACAAATACCACGGTTGCAGCGACGGACATCATTGTCTTGAACCACGTCAGCGGTGGTACGGCCGGGTCTTACCTGTTGAACGCTCAGGCTGCTGCAGGTTCAGCCAGCATCAACGTCCGCAACATTACCAGTGGCTCGTTATCTGAAGCCATCGTCATCGGTTTTGCCGTAGTTAAAGCTGTTATTGCTTGAGCATGGCCTACGTCGTCACCGGCTACTGGAACGCTGGTTATGACGACCAGCAATCCAGCGCCGACCTTACCAGTCACCTCCAAAGCATTGCGCCAACGGAGATCATTGAGCTGTTTCAGCTTGAGCTGAACGCTGATCAGCACGGTGTCAATCAGACGTATTACTTCGACGGCGGTCGTCAGAACGATGGTCGAGGTGTAATTTTTGGCGGGCAGCTTTACACAGCTATTCCAATGGAGGCTGATGGGTTTGCATATAACGGACAAGGCAGTTTGCCGCGTCCAACGCTTCGGATCAGCAATCTGTTCAGCACTATCACGGTGTTGATTGCAACGCTGCCAAACGGTCTAGAAGGCGCAAAGGTCACACGCATTCGTACTTTGGCGCGGTACATCGATGACGACAATTTTATTGACGAAGGAGAGGTTTTACTGCTTGCTCAAAATGGTAATTTTTTAACGACTCAATCAGGCGATAATTTTACAGCTAAAATATCTAGCGGCAACCCACATGGAACGCCAGACAGCACAGCGATCTTCCCTAAGGAGATTTATTACGTCGATCGCAAGTCGGCTGAAAACCGCAACCTGATTGAGTTTGAGCTGGCCTCAGCCTTTGATCTTGCTGGAGTCAGGGCACCAAAGCGTCAGTGCATCAGCCGCTGCCAGTGGGTCTACAAGTCAGTTGAGTGTGGTTATGACCCGACTGTTGGCCCAGGCAAGGAAATTGATGGTGTGACGTTCACTCGTTTTAACGCTAATGACGAGGAAGTAACCAGCGATGCTGATGACGTATGCGGGAAGCGTCAGAGCAGCTGTGAGTGCAGATTTGGTGAAAACAACGAGCTACCGTTTGGTGGTTACCCCGGCATTGGAACGTTCTTCGCATGACCTGGCGCGACACAGCACTACAAGACGCTAAAGATCGCGATCCATGGGAAGCGGTTGGTTTGGTTGTTGTCGTTAAAGGCCGCGAGAAGTATTGGGCGTGCAGGAATATGGCGCACAACTTGGAAGACATGTTCATCCTCAATCCCGAGGATTACGCCGCTGCAGACGATGCAGGTGAAATCGTTGGCATTGTGCATAGCCATCCAAAGACCGCACCAATCGCAAGCGAAGCCGACAAGGTGTCAGCCGAAAAGCATGGCCTGCCTTGGTACATCGTTAACCCAAAAACTGAAACCTGGGGCGAGTACACACCCTGCGGCTACAAGGCCCCGTTGATTGGCCGCAAGTGGACGTGGGCTGTCAATGACTGCTGGACGCTTGCCCGTGATTGGTACGCAGAGGAAGGCATCAACCTGCGTGACTGGGATAGGCCAGCAACACCAGAACAGTTCCTAGCCGCTCCAATGTTTGATGGAGCGTGGGCTGCAACAGGCTTTCGGGAGCTTGCAGAAGATGAGTCGTTGAAACGTGGTGACCTGTTGCTGATGCAGATCAACGGCAACGGCCTGAATCACTGTGCAGTTTTTATTGGTGATGGCATGGTGCTGCATCACCTTTCGGAGAGGCTGTCCTCTAGAGATCTCTATGGGGGCTGGCTACAATCGTGCACAGGGAGGCGGCTGCGTCATGTTGCGTAAGGTCAGGCTTTACGGGCAGCTTGCTGAGTTTGTTGGCCGCAAGGTGATTGAAGCTGATCTGTCATCTGCTGCCGAAGCAGTGCGGATGCTGATCGCTAATTTTCCGCAGCTTGATCGGCACATGGCGGACCAAAACTACAAGGTGCTTGTAGGTGATGGCGCGTTGACGCTGGA